TTCAAGCCGTCGTGTATGAATCCGGGTTCAATTCCACGCCGATACCGCGACGGCCCATCTTGATTGCCATGTATGGCACAGTGAAAAGCCCTGCGAACGGGTCCATAACCAGGTCGCCTTTGTTGGAGTATCTTTCAATTATCCGCTCCACAATGTCGAATTGCAGCGGGCAGATATGCATTGCCAGTTCCTTCCGGGCTTGCTCTCCGTTCAGGGTCCGCATACGGTTAACGTCATCCCATACCCATTCGCTTGTTGTGCCCGGAGCCACTACCATGAAAGACGCTGGAAGCTTCCCGTCATCCTCGAGATCCTCGGCAAGCTGGACATGATCGTGATAGTTGTATTCCTCTGACCGGGAAAAGTCGCGGTATGCGGCCTGAAGGTCAGACACTTGAAGTTTGCGCAACTCTTCCAGCATTAATAGCCGGTCCCCGGATGATTTCCAGAAAGCGTGCGCATCGATCTGCCAGCGGGCGCGGGTGTAATCATCCTTGCTTTTGACTACCGGGTCGTCAGCATAAGCCCTGCTGGTATCGCTCGGCAGCTTGCGGAAAAGCAGCACGTATTCCGGACAGCCTACGCCCATCTTGGTTCCGTCCTTGCACTGTTCAGTCCAGCCTAATCGGTACGTCTGGTTATTTTCCCTTACCACGTCGGTAACTACAGTAATCCTGCCCATGTACTGAAAACCATGCTTGATAAAGTGAAACACGGTCATATCAGAAAACGGGTCAACAGTAGGCATACCGGTCCCGGTTGCGTTGCCGAACAGGATCCTGTCCTTGACATGGATAGCGGCGACACGGCCTGGTTTCAATACGCGCAAGAGTTGCGGAGTCAGATAGTCCATCTGATCAAAGAATCTGACATTATCCTCATTGTGCCCGAAGTCGTTATACGTCGGCGTGTACTCGTAATGATTGGAAAATGGAATTGAAGTATGGATCAGGTCGATACTGTTTTCTTCCCATTTCGGGATCTCAAGGCAGTTGTCATTCAGGATAGCCTTGTACAATCCGCCGTCTTTTTCATCCCGGTTGAAAGATATTGTCCTTGACAGCTTTTCAAGCACCGATGTAGACGCAAGGCCATTCTCCTGGATGATCTGCGTCATCTTCCCGACAAGGTACTTGTGCTGGTCCCATTTCTTCTGCAAGGTGTCAAGTATGGCCTGTTCACTTTCGGCGTAGATGATATGCACCTCTACCGGATATTTCTGCATGAAACGGTAGATGCGGTGGATTGCCTGAATGAAGTCGTTGAACTTGTAGCCGATTCCCAAAAATATGCACTTATGGCAATGGTATTGCATGTTCCCGCCCTGGGCGCTCATGTCTGGCTTTGTGGCAAGAAACTGGATTTTCCCCTCTTTAAACGCTCTGGTGATATCTGCGTTCTTTTCATAATCCTGGGAGCCGTAAACTTCGGCGGCTGCGGGTATGGCTTTCTTGATTGCGTGGCGCTCGGCTTCCAGGTCGTGCCACAGTATGTAATGGTCATCTGGTGCGGTTGAGATTATTTCAAGCATCTTTTCAACACGTGCGTCTATGCTGTCCCGCTTTTCTTTCGCTGCATCCCGGAGTCCAAACGCCGCATCCCTGAACAACTTGACCTGTCCGTCATCTTCCTTGCCTGCGGTTGAATGATCTACGGCCACCTGATGATAAAATACGTTTAGCGGAGGCTGGGTATATCCATCGTCATCGTAGCCAAGATCAGATGGCTTGGTTATGAAAAGCGCCCATGTCGATATCCAGAACCAGAACTCATGCTCTTTATGCGGGTATAAAGTTAGATTGTTGGCCTGCGTAGAATCCCGATGAAAGAACCGGGTAAGAGCCTGGCCAGTGTCCATGATGCCAAGAAACCCGGCGTAGTGGATCAGCTCCTTATACTTGTTCGGCGATGGGGTAGCCGTGGCTACAAAGCGGTATCGGACATCCTGAAACTTAAGCAGGAACTCTTGATAGGTCTTTGAGCCGTAAGACCTAAGTACCGACGCTTCATCCAGGCTTGTGGCGGTAAAATATCCGGGGTCGATATCACCATCTCGGACCCGCTCATAATTGGTTATCAATATTCTGCAATCGGCGGCTTCCGCTTCGGCTTGCGTCTTTATGTACTGGATCGGCAGGCCATTCAACAATCGGTCAGCGTCGCTTTTGAACTCATCCACCACATTGAGCGGCGCAACGATCAATGCCTTTCCTTCCGATACGGACATGAGCAGGCGCATAATCTCAAGCTGGGTCACGGTCTTTCCGAGTCCAAAGCTAGAGAATATGGCACGCTGTCCACCTTTTGCGGCCCATAGAACCGTATCCCGTTCATGCGGTTTCAAGATCGGGTTGACATCCTCCGCCCTGAATTCTACGCCCGTATCCGGCGCGATCTTGATCTTGCTTTTCAGAAACTCCAAGTATTCCATATTGCCCTTTCAAATAAAAAAGCCCCTTAGCCGGTGAGAGTCGGCAAAGGGGCCAAGCGTTCGCGAATCGCTCCCGGAGTCTCTCACCCCTCCGGCAACGATCTATTGATTAGTAACGGTATCACGGGTCTGTAAAGCTGTCAAGCATATTCCGTCTTTCGGCCTCTTCAATGACCCACCCGGCCCATGGTGCAGGATATCCAAGGCTTGCGCTGATCTGTTCAAGGGTCATGCCTGATGCACGTAGGCCCAGGACTAAACCAACCTGCTTGACCTTGATTGCAAAACCTTCAGGCTCGGCTGGCTTTTTCTTCTTGTGGTGCCGGTTCTCCTGGTTTTCGACAACAGGCGGGCGGGGTGCTGTCAAGCGTAGGTGTATCGGGCAGTTGTGGTCCGGGTGCTTGCGCCATGGGGCGATTATTGGACTCATTCAATTCCGACCGTTTCGAACAGTTTCGACCATCGGTGAATCACTTCCTCAAGGTTCAGAGCCATGTTGCGGTATACTTGGAGTTCGCAGGCTATTGATTTTTGATCGTCTGTGGACAATTCCCCGGCCATACCTTTGGTTATCAGTTCGTCGGTTTTACTCATTGCCGAATCTCTGGCAGCCGCCACCAGTGCGGTACTTCTCCTGATCCTCTTCCGATAGGCTCCAAAAATCATTCACAATATCTACCACATAACCGGGGACCCGCTGATAAGGATTGCCGCTTTTATTCGACGGCCAGGGTCCGCCGCCTCCGAGTAGTTCTATGACTATTTCCCTATACTCATAAATCCTCGGGCCGCAGATGAAGCCGGTCATTTTAGTTCCTCCGCTCTATAAACAACCCGCCCGTGGCCGTCGATCTCGCGCCACGTGTCCCCGATCTTCACGTGTCCATCAACGCCGTCAATCCTGCGGCGGCAAGCGGCGATGAAAAGCCCTGTTGCCAAGCCTAGAATAAGTGCGGAAAATACTGCGATTGCTTCGATCATCTAAAAACCTCCTTGATATATCTCTCTGTTGTCTGCGGCCACGGTCTAGACTTAGCCCGCTCTGGCCCGCAGTTGTACGCGGCAACGGCATATTGCCAATCGCCAAAAAGCTCATAATTGGAGGCAAGATACCGGGCGGCTATCCGGATGGATACCAGCGGATTGAACGGGTCTACTCGCTGGCCGTCATTGAATCGCTCGGCAAAGTAGGCTAGATACCGGCTGTTCAGTTGCGCTATCCCCTGGTCCATCGTGCCATTGGTGTTATGGTTGATGGCCCATTCTTTGTAGCCGGATTCATGCTGGATCACCCCGGCCAATATCCATTCTGGCACCCTGGCGGCTTTGGCCTCCATTTCGATTACGCCATGGTATGGAAAAGGCGCGTCCCATATTGGGGACAGGTCATACCCTGATCCTGATTCAATAACCGGTATTGTAATATGGTATCCTGTTGCCGCACCCTTAATCGGGTATGGGATTGACAAGATGGCAATACAGACAATCAAAGGTTTCATGCTTCGACCTTTGGCCGGTACGTGCTGCAATGGGCCGCATCCCTTGCCGGGGGTTTTAGAAAATGCGACGGGGTAAGCGGGCCGGGGAAAAACCTTGAGCAGCCTGTACAGAGTTTGTGGCCGCTGACACCCTGGCAAAGCGAGTCATGATCATAGCGCCTGATATCGGCATGATAGGTGCCGGGTTTCCATACTGTTTGCATTCCATCCTCCTATGGCAGTTTTACCATCCCAGTCTTTATGGCTTCCGTAATCACTGGAGCCATAAGCTTGGCATCTGAATAAAGCCGTTCAAACTGTATCCGCTTGTCCCGGCCTTCCCGCCTGGTTATCCATTCTTCAAACGCGATATGCGCTATCTCGTGCCTGATTTTGGGGTTCGATATGTACCGGCTGGCCCGATCCCATTCAGCCGCGTTTATGTCGTATTGAATCCTCATTCTGGTTGCCTCCTATGGCGCTAAATACTACAGTCCTGTAATAGTATAGCGCCATTTGGATAATATGCAATGGTTATTATTCGGGCTTGCTGTAGGCAATTTCGGCTCATGCCTGCACTTCGACGAAGTTGATGTCGGGAAAGCGCCATAGCAAGAGCTTTTTCTTGATCCGGTAGACTTCGGTCAGTGCGCCTTTTACATCCTCGACAATGATTTTGCCTTGCCTGTCTTTGTAGCGGAAGTCGCCGCGATACGACACGCCTTGGTGTTTTTTGCCCATCTTGTCAATAAAGGCGGGTACAAGCAGGAATGTCGGCTGTCGTTCAAGATCGGTGATTTCCCTGGCTAGTTCCATCATCTTAAGCGCGCCCCATCTTGACGCCTCGGCTTTGCTGTCAAACTTGATCCCGTCAACCGTCCGGGCTTCGGGAGCGGATACGCCATACTTGTTGCGCTTCATCACATGGCCTCAATCTTTCGGCTTCGGGTTGTGTAATTCCAATCGTCCATCGCTTCGGATATTGTCGGCTTGTTAAGGCCCTGAAAGCCACAGGTGCATGCCACCCGGACAAGATTATAGGCCACCGATACAACCATGGGCATACGGCCGCAAAGGCATGATGCAGGCATTTCCTGTTGGCCTGTTGCGGTGCTGATTTGATCCTGTATTCGTTGTTTTGCTTGCTCTGATCCCGGATATTCTTTCGTCATAAATCCCCCTTAGACCTTCTATCATAAGCCGGGTATTGCTATCTGTCAAATATATTTTATATATTTTTATGGATAATAGCGGTTGTGTTAAGTGGTTTTGAGCAATTCTACTATACAAGAATTATCGTTTTTTGCGATTATTTTCTATATTTGCAGATATTCCCCTTGCATATCCTAACGTTTGGATATATACTCATATTATCAAGAGTTGATAAGGAGATACCAAATGGTACAGATCGTTAAGCAGCACAAGGTAACCGGCGAGATTGCAAAAGTTGACGGGTCAAAGTGGACCGACCGCTCAATCGGCAAGATCAATGATGCGACTTTTGCCAAGATCAAAGCAGCGACCGAAAAAGCTACTGACTGGCTGATTATCGGACAGGAAGGCTCAACCTTGATGACCAGGGACGAGGCGATTGCCGCCATGACCGACAAAGACCGCGAGTTGAAGGCATACTGTGACCGCAATGACAGCGTTAAAAAGGCTATGTCTTACTAAGGGAGGATGCAATGGACTTGACAAAAGATGTTTTGATTTTTAGCGGCGAGGGAACTGAAGGCACATGGGAGCGCTACTTTGGGGCGCGGACTGAAAAAGCGTTACGCTCGAAGCTGTCCCGCGAGAGGTGCCATGGTGACAGATGGGCGCAGGCGTGGGTACTTGCCGACAGATACAGCGACGGTACCGGATGGCCTGTGTATCAAAGGTTTGATGGCGACGGGATGCGGTCAGTAAACCCGGAAATGGTCAAAGAAAAGCCAGCGGCTATGCTCCGGGCTGGCAAGGTAAATCACGCCAGCGCTGAAAACGGCAAGCTCGGCGGCAGGCCGCGCAAAGCAAAATAGCCCCCTGGGAGCCTTGACCTCCCGGCCTCTCCTGGAACGGTGTGCAAGTGGCATTACCAGCGGCGGGGGCATAGATTATCTAAGGATCAAGGCCCCCGCTACCAGCCCCGCCAGCACCAGATTCAAGGTCACGGAGAGCCTCAAGAATCGCGCGGATCTTTGCAACGCTTGATTTGCTTGACTCAAGTTCTGACTTTGCGCTGCTGATAAATCCTGCGCTTCGGTCAAGCTCCGCTCTAAATTGGCTGACCATAGTTTCTGCATCAGCAAGCTGGATTCCAAGTTCTCGATTAGTTCGGATTGCCTGTTCAAGCTGGCCTCCAAGTTGTCCAATTCTAAGAGCGCCTGCTCGATAGACGATGGCTCCGCAGATACCGGCACCGATAGCAAGGCCAAGCACAAAACAAAGCAAATAGCTTTTAACATGCATCATCCCCCCTTGGGCTTCGTGAACGAATCAGCCGCCACGTACCCGCCCACCACGCCGATCAGCAATGGCAGGGCTGTACCCATTCCGCCTGGTATGTCTCCGCTGTACACGCCGTAAAGCAGGATGACGCTCGACATAAGCATAGCCCAGAGCGCTACCCACCATCGGCGCGATTGCCACTTGTTATACATGGCGGACGAATACCCTGGATGAAACGGATTGGCCCAGCCTGACAGTCACGCTGTCCCCGAGAGGGTCATAGGCGATACTTCCTTCATGGTCCATCAGGACAAAATGAGTGAAGGTCTTGGCTGTGGTCTTTCGCTCATACCGCATGACAAGCACCTCCCCAGGCCTGGCCTGGTACGTACGCGAATCGTGCCTTCCTCCCCACTTATCCCCGGTCATCAGCTCCATGATCCTGGCAGGGTTCACCAAGTAGCAATCCTCGTGCATCAGCCCAAGATTGACAGCGGCTTCGTATACTTCCACTGCATCTATGCGCTTGCCGGTCACCCCCTCGGCAGCATGGACAAGGCAAAGAAAGTAGCACCCCTCAGACCCGATCCGCTCCATGATCTTCTGTCTCATTTGCCCGACCTTTCCAATCGCTTCACAAGGTAATCATCGAACTCTTTTGTCGATTCAAGGATTGCCTCGTGAGCCCGATCAACATTCCCATTGCACTCGCCCTTAAGCGCCTCAAGGGTTGCCTTGTGCGCTGCAAGCTGCGGGCGCTGGATCTTGGCAATAACATAAATCGCTTCGGTTTGCTCGATATCAGCTTTCACCAGCCCGTCTATTTTTTTTGACAGCCCGATGATGTGCCTGACAAGAGATACCAGGGCCAGCAAGGCCCCGGAACCAATCGCGCCAATGAATGCTTCCCATGCTGTAATGACTGATTCCATGCGGGCCTTCCCTTCTTAGCTCGGCATCGGCACTTCGGTCTTTTTGACCGCTGTGAATGAAACGGTTTCAACAATCAGGATCTTTTCGTTGTTTACCGTGGGCGGGCTTACCACTTCGGATACCTGCCAGCTGTACCCTGCCTTGTCGATTGCGGCGGTGATGATCGCCTTGTCTGCGTTGGTCATTTGGGCCTCCTTAGCCTGTCAGTGTTCGGGAATATGGGCGGGATATTGAAAAAGAAAATCGATAAAGTCTTAACTTATCACTAGTACTATCTATAACCGCAACATCTGTTCCGTTTAAGGTGCACATAGCGGCTAAGCTAGACGCAATAATTCCCGTATCACCAGAGTCTGCTATTTTGCTAAATATTGACCCGTTAAATCGATATACTGATAAGGTTTCATTATAATGATCTATTACGGCTATATCTGATCCATTCAATGCTGAGACTGTTGTATCTGACGAAAAAGCAAGTGTTGAGGCACTACCAACCTGCGACCATGTTGATCCATTAAATCGATACACTCGCCCATCGCCTGAAGCAAGCACTATATCTACGCTATTTAGCATAGTTGCGCTTGACCGAAAAAACCCGACATTAAGATATGATCCCAACTCCGCCCAACTACTGCCGTTAAATCTGTATGCTTGTAAATGATAACTGCCATAAGTGTTTTTGTATAATGCTATATCAGTGCCATTCATTGCGGCTAAAATTACAAATGATAGTCCCGGTATTGATAATCCAGTTCCAACCTGCGACCATGTTGATCCATTAAATCGATATGTCCTCAACTGCTCTATTGTTCCATCATAATACGCAATATCAGTTGCATTTAACGCCGATATAGCAGGCTCACCCATTCCCGTAATGGTAAAATCAGTTCCAACTGACACCCAAGAACTTCCTTTAAATCTAAAACACTTCAGCTTGGAACTTATTGTATCTGCTACGACAACATTACTACCGCCCAGCGCGGTAATACTGCACCACGCAAGAGATGTTATGGTTAAATCGCTTCCAACTTGTACAGGCCTCCCCCATTGTACGCCACCGTTCAGATCCCCCTCAAACTCTATGCCAGCGACCTTGCACCCGCCTGTAAGGCCGCTAAAGAAAAACCCAAGCTTAGTACCATCAATAGTCGTGCCGTCTTCGTCATATCTATCCCCCCCCCGTAGTGATGCGCTGACCTTGAGAAATTTTGCCATCAATTTGTTTATAAAAGCCGTCTGAACGGCCAGTACCTCAAAAACATTCGCCCCGGTGCCTATGTAGTCGGCAATCTCGCCATAAGGCCCGCCGGAAAAGCCGCCATCGGCGACGGCTATTGTTGCCCGCGAGATATCCGGCCACGCAAGGGAAAGCATGGCAACGGTCGGCCCGGTCTGCTTGGCCCATGTGCCGGATTCCCATCGGTAGACGCCACGCTCGGCTAGGGTGGATGAGTAGAGTACGGCGATGTCGTTTTCGTTTGCTGACCCTGGCCCGGAAGCGTACAGATAAGCGCCTTTGTAGACCGGGACGGCTGCAAGGGCGGCATTGGCTTTGTTTGTCGCATCGCTTGCCGCCGCTGCTTCTGCTGCTGATTGTGCGGCTGTGTACAAGGCGTTCAGTGCGTTTTGACGTGCTGTGTAGACATCCTGGAACTTGGCTGTAAATGTGGTACGGACTATTGTCGTATAGTCTGTGTAATTATTCCATAACACCGGGCTGGTAAGGGTGGCAAGGTAATTTGTCAAAGCGGTTATAGCATTGTCGTAGGCTGTCTTTAGTGCCGTCAGGCTGTATGAAATAAGCTTTGTTCCTATGCCAGATTGTTCGGCTATTATTTCGGCATGTTCTTTGACTACCCATGGCTTTTCATCGATCGACAATTTGTCATCGTCAACGATTGTAGCTATGTCGTTCAGGGCTTCGGTCGCGTCCCCCTGGGCGTCGCTTGCGGCTGTCTGTGCGGCGTCGGCTTCGGCTAGTGCTGCTGCGGCAATGACGGAGCTTGAGACATATGTGTCTGCAACGCTTTCCACTACCTTCTTAACGGCGGCACTTATCACGGTAGCAGGTGCGGTTGATTGGCCGATCTGTGGCGGGCGGGATACTTTGGAGTCGTAAGCCGGGATTGCGCCTGAATCGGCAGTGTGAACCGCGTCGGCCCGGTCGGTTGCGAATAGGCGGCATCCAAGATCCTCCCCGGCTTCTACGCCGACAATCAGGGCCTCGAGGCTTTCAATGCTGGCCTCGCCGAACAGGACAAGATCCCCGATAGCCGGGATGGTAGCGACGGCAACGGTAAAGGTTAGCGTGTTGGATTCCGTGCCAGCGGCATTGTTGATAGCGGCATATACGGTGGAATTGTCAGACGTTAAACGCATCCGGACAGCGTAGGATTTGCCCGCCTCGAACCGGCAAAGCTCATCGATGGTTATGGCAGTGGCGTTGACCCCGGACATGGCAACGGATTTGATCCGGGATGATATAAGGCCGACCGCTATTGAGTCATGGGCTATACGTACAAGGTCGCCGGGCTCGGCAATTATGCCCTCGGCGTCCGTCTCGAAACTGTAGACCTCGGGCCTGAGCCTGGAAACGGCAAGAAGGTACCGGCCATGCTTGAACGCAAGGTCGGCGCTTGTGACCCCGGCGAGTTGCACCTGCTCAAACTTGGTAGCGTTTGCGATTGTATAGCCGTCATCGTAAACGATCCGCTCTGCTGGTGCGTAGCCATCCGCTGCGTTTATATAGTTGATCTTGAGCGCGTGGGGTCGATCACGGAAGGCTTTTTGCCACGTGAAGTTGCGGACATTCCTTGCTGCAAAATGCTGGATTACCGTACTCTTTGATTCGTCAACCACGGCTGAATAAAGGCCATCCCGGAGCGTCATCGAGGCCCGTCCGGTCTGTGCTATCGTTGACAGGATATCCCTCAGCCTGGTGCCGCTGGACAGGACAAAGTTACAGGTCCATCCTTTTGTGGCGCAGGTCGTGTACCATGACTGAATGGTAGTCCAGTCGATCAGGGCGTCGGCTACCGGGCGTTGACCCATTGGCCCGCGCAAAGCTGCAAGGTACAGGGCCGCTGGATTCTCGGAGTACCCAAAGCTTGACCAGTTGCCTCCGGAGTATATCGGGACGCTCTGCTTGGCAATGCAGTTGATTTGATCGACCGTCCCCTGAAGGTCTGCGGTAGCCTTGATCTTGATTGCCAGGATACAGATGCCAGCCTGGACGGTTGCATCTATCGGCCTGACTCCTGACTTGATCGAACGGAAAGCTGACCATTGAGTGAGGCTTGTGCCTTTGAAGTCGCTGGCATCGTTGGCCGATCTGGTTAGCGCGTAGTCGTACTGGCCCGATGCTACCGTTTCGGTAAAGTTGTACCGGGCGGTCTTGGTAATGCTTTTGGTTAGCGAAAATGTATTGACAGTAGAAGCCGCTGCCCATGCGGTGCCAGACCCCGTGACCCGTCGCTTTACGGTTACGGTCACTGAATGGTTCTGTTGCGCGCCGTCTGAGTTGTAGCTGAACAAGCCGCGAGGCAAAGTAATGTCGATCGAAACTTTGGTCGTCCCCGGAGCGGTTGAACGCCACATGTTGTCACCGGGAACGTCTGAATCAAGCTCTACCCCCGGTGAATCCTCAAGGACTATCTCCGGGAATAGTGATGGATTGGTGCCGTTGTTATAGACCTGGGCGGTTGCGGTAAATGGCCCGTCTACGGTAATCGGATTGTTGATCTCATTGGCCGCATTGGTCGCAAGGATTGTTTCCCCAACTTTGATATCCGACACCAGCACATTTCCGCCCGTCCTGGCATGGGCAGACACGGCCATGATGGTATGCAGGTACATATCAACGCCATCGGTTCCATCGATTGATGTATAGCTTTTCGCGGCGTACATGGGCTGTATTAGGTGGGTTCCAAAAACGCAAGGTACCTTCCCCCATGGATTAGCACGGTTGCGGCCACCGCGGATTGATGGAAGGGTTTCAGAGCGGGGAGCGCCTGAGCCTGGTGTAAATGCGTCCATCAAGATGGATGATCCAACCAGAGCAACTCCACTAAGTAAAGTCGCCGCTCCTAATCCGACAAGCCACCCTTGCCCGGTAAGACCTCCGACAATAATCATTGCCCATCCGGCTACCGAAGTCCAGCCACCTGCCTTGCCCAGGTTCTCTTGAGTATCCCCGCCAGCCGGTACAACCCTGACTACCATATTTGCTCCCGGCTTGGGAATATACTTGTAATCAGTTATCAACTCGCCATCGACGGCAACAATTATCCGGCCTACGCGGTGCTTGACCACTTCGGGAATGATTTCTTCGATTGATTTTCCGGGTAATATTTGTTTCAGGATTCGATCTTGCGGCGCGAACGGGTGGACGTGTGCTACGATCTGAATATTATCTGACACGGTAAAAGCCCTCCAGCCGTTTGGCCCATCGTGACCCGGCGTAGGATTCCAGCGCCGAATCGTGCTTGTATAGAGTATGTACCATGAGACCGGCCCCGGCTACAACCCCGATATGACAGTGAGCGCCCAGGATGGTAAGCAAGGCAAGGTCTCCCGGCTCTGGGTCCTCAACCTTATCAACAGGGGCAGTCGGCAAAGCTGAATCGACAATCGCCGACAAGCCAGCTCGATCCGCTCCGTCATGCGCGTAGCCTGGTAACTCCTTGCCGTACTCCCGACGCAAGATCATCCTGACAAGCCCCCAGCAATCAGCCCCATCCATTCCGTACCCGCTGAACTTGTACGGGATGCCGATATAATTGTTCACCCATGGTGCAACGTGCATCAGAACAGCCCCGGAAAGGTGTTCGGCCTGAACTCGAGTACCGGGAACTCAAGATCAAGCCGCTCTTCGTAGATCAGGTCAGCGGTAATCATTTCCGCATTGCCTCCGACATTCCGCAGGACAAACTCCCATGATGCCATTGGCTCGAAGTAGACCGATCCGGTTTCGTCCGTGTAGAACATTGCATGGGCAATCACGGTAGGGGGTACGTCGGTTGACCGGACAATAGCGGCTATCTGCTGGTCAATCGCCGAGATGGTCAATCGTGCGTTTGCAATCTCCCCTGCGTCCCTGATATCGGGCGGGTCGAACTTGAACGGGAAGGCAATATAAGTATTACCGCTGTAAACCAGATTGGTAGTATTGTTGACAATCAATAGCGGGTTAGGATACCCGGCCACGCCATGAGTGATTGAAAGCAGGACTGGCAAGCTATGCCCGGATGATTCCGAGTACAGCCCTGCCCGCATGGTGCTCGATAGACTTCTCACGGCAAAACCTCCAAGGCGACGGATGCGGTATATTCCTGATTGTTCGGCGTGTACTGTGGCGGGCCTGCAAACCGTGCGTCCACATTGTATCCGTCCGGGTGAGGGTACTCAAAGGCTAGAGAGCCGCCGCGCGTAACCGACCGATAAAAGTGATCCAGCACTTGCCGCTGGTTGTTATCCGCGTCGTACTGTGCGGTAAAATAAGTAGCAAGCGCCGTGAACCGCTGACGTGTCTTGCTTGGCCCGATGTCGGTAGGTGAGCGGATTATCCCCTCTTGCGGCATTTCGGAAAAGCCGTCTTGCAGCGGGTATTCTGATAGCGGATTGTAAATGCCCGGATTCTGGTACAGCTCCAAAACTTCCTCCGCACTCAGCGCACGGTCGTATATGCGTGGGTCGTCGATGGTGCCTGCAAAAAAAGTCAATGTTGCCGCTCTTTTCATAAAATACATAATTGAAGAAGTCGGCGCCACAGGGGTAGTTAAGTTTTTTGTTTCAAATAGCGTCCCATTAACAAATAGTTTTGCAGTGGCAGAAAGGAAATCAACCTCAAGACCTATGTTTGTATACAAACCATCCAAGCCCGTGAAAACGCCAGTGAAGTTAGTAGAGTCGACTCCTGTTCCATTATAATATACAAACCTAGCATCGTCAGTTGAAACAACGCGACGAAGCGAGAAAGTTGCAGAGGCGTCCACTTGGTCTAAGAAATAACACTCTGCATTTGTTGTTACCATTATTCGAAAATTACAATTAAATATACTTCCAAACGTGTTATGTATAGTGAAATAATCATTCACCCCATCAAAACTTAGCACCCTCCCCGTGATCCCGGCCACAGGAGTTGCGCCGAAAACGGAGCCATGGTTGCCATTGCCGCTTGCGTCTAGGGCGAGGGAGGAGTAGGTGCCGTCGCCGATATAGATGAAGTCGATTTCAAAAGTATCACCAGACACAACGCCATTAAAACCGGGATACACCCGTAGTAGTCCTGTAGCACCAGCACCTATATATAAATTATGAAAATCTGTACCATCGTATGTTTTTGTATCTTCATAGATAGTCCCAGTAGTATTTGCAATCCGTGAGCTGGTAGCATCGCCGGTTAATATCTTCGTTTTAACGCGTACTGTTTTTTCTGCTGTTACGGCTATATAGATAAACGGGGCTGTTCCTGTTGAGGTGACAATCATTTTCCCATTGGAATACGACAGTGTACAGCCAGAAACAGCCCATCCTTGTGCGTCAGTAAAATCTTTATATAACGCCGTAGTCCCCGCCACGTTGTCCGGGTACTCGGTGAGTAAATTGAAATTGCCATGGAATATCTTTCCCCGCTCCCGGACATTCCCGCCGGACAGGTTGACGTCATCCAATCGATACGGCCAGCGTAGTACGCCCATTATCCCCTCACTCCCTGGGGCCTGACCCCATAGCGGCCCATACTCGAATCCATCTTGCCGGTTGCGAATGCGCCGCGCATGATGTTTTCCACGGTCACGATTATCTGCTTTGATCCGTCCGAGTTGGTAGTCTCTGCGGCATTGGCTACCGTGCCTGATGCGTTATTGTTGATTACCACTGACACGCTTGAGCCGGAAGCCTTGACGCCTAGCTTGCCGTCCGATCCACGAGACAGAGGCATGATAGCTTCAGGGCCAGCCTCGCCCATCAAGCCTGCACCCTTGGCAAAGGCAAACATTGTTGGTTGATTTACGACCTGGCCAGAGTAGGCAGACAGGGAAGGCGAGTCATAAACTCCGCCTAGCGCGTTGGCTGTCACGCTTGAGCGGGCAGAGTTTGCAGCACCCGCGCCGATTGCCACAATGCCGGAAGCGGCTACAAGGGCAACTCCTAGCCCGAATGTTGCCGGTTTGAGCATGGCGGTAAGTCCCGCATTGAGTAGCAACATGGGCAGCTGGTTGAGCATCTGGATTCCCATGTCGGCAAGTGCCATTGCAAGCCCCTCGCCCGCGTTGGCTCCGGTTGCAAGCGCCTCGCCGATCGCCTTGAACGAATCGACGTAGCCTTGCTTGAGTGAATTCTGCATGGCTGTTTCAATCGCTATGATTGCAATTTCATAATCTGTCAACGCTGGCTTGAGATTGGCAAGCTGACCTTGAAGCTCAGCTATTGCGCGGGTGTAAAGATCGGCATCAATCTTGCCCATTGTGAAAAGCTCGCCCAGCCGTTCCATGTCTGATATGATTTGCTCGCTCGGATCGGCGAATCGGCTTTTAACAGCTTTGATTTCATCGTCAAGTTTTTTGGCTGCATCGGCTGCGGCTTTGAGTTTATCGGGTATTATTTCAAGTGATCCGACTGGGATTTCTGCTGATCTTGCAAACTCCACGGCCGTATCGACGAGGCGCTGGTATAGCGGGTTGGAGGTGCTAATTAATCCGTTTGAATCTTCGAGTAATTTCTTTGCTTCTTTCCACGCGGAGTTTGATAGACTTTGGTAATCAATAAGCTCGCCGAAAGTATCAACCCGGCGTTGTTCGGCCTGCTCCATTGCCACTACACGCTGGTATGCGTCATTGCCTAGCTCTGAGGCTATCTGGTCGTCAGAAGGCCCTCCGCCACCCCCGCCGCCTGTTTTGGTTTTTGGTGTCTGTGAGCCCAGCGCCGCGTCAAGCCTTTTTAACTCTTCTGCCTGTAATAACAACACGGCAAGCCTTTTTTCATACATTTCTATTGTTTGATCTGTGCCGATGCCAAGCATATTGCCGCGAACATATTTTTTTTCAAAAGCGGCACGATCGCGCTCAGCAAGTGCAAGCACGTCTTGAACCTCGACTATCGCCCGTGCAGTGTCAGTACCACCATAAAACATGTTTCTTAATGCGGTTGACGCGTTGTTTGCTTCGCGGATTATGTTGGTCAGCTTCACCACAAAAGGATTCATGCCATCGGCTATTACTTGTCCAAACCCTTCTTTCATATCGCTGATCACGCCTGAAAGTTTTGTAAATGCGCCCGTTGACGTATCTCCTGCCGCTCTGGCCGCTCCCCCGAATGCCTTTTCTACCTCGCCTAGTATGATTTCTTGAGCGCCTAAAAGGTCGCCGGATTCTTCGAGAACTTTGACCATTTCTTTTTGTTGATCGGTAAAAATAAATCCGACCTTGCCAAGTGCTCCCATCCCTTGAATTGGGCTATCAAGAGCCTTGCCTAATTGCTGTGCGGCTCCGACAAGATCACCCCCCATGATTGTAGCCATGTCCAGGATAGCTTCGGTTGTGCGCTCGAACTGGTCGCCGCGAATACCACGGAAACCAAGCAGTACAGCATTCATCCCGATGATCGCTTCATCCCCAAAAAGCGTAACTTCCTGGAAAGCGGATGCCATGTCCTGCAATTCCCTGGAAGTCAAACCGACCGTGCCACCTGTGGCTTTCAATACCGCATCAAGATTTGACACGGCGCGTTCTTGAACTGCATACAGGTCTGTCAGTTCTTTACCAGCGGCATAGAGTTGTTTCATTCCACGGGTCAAAACGCCGAATGCCGCGACCGGGCCCTGCATGACGGCCTGCATGTTGCGGAACTTGTCCATCATGGACATCGTTGTTTTTTCGGTTTCTTTGCCGGTCTTGGCCAGTTCATCAAGCTGTTTCTTGGCTTCGGCAATTCCTTTGGGAGTGACTTCAACCGTTAGTTTCGCGATATCAGGCATCAGCCGCCTCCCTCGTTTTCTCCGCTACAAAGGCCTGGTACTCTCCGTCCATGGCCTTAATTGCCTCAATCTCCCATGGCTCAAGATTGCACCCGGTCGCCTGCTGGTACGCTACGATTTCGGCATAGGTTATCTTCTCCGCGCCTACCAACTCCCAAAACTTGTAAAACAGGTATTCAACTCCGGTCGGTATGACCACAGAATCCAGTTGCTTGTCACGCCGCCCGGTCTGCCTTTCCAGGCTTTCCAGATGCTCCCTTAGCGTCCCCGCTTTGCCCGGCCATTCGAGTTTGAGGCGGGCTTTGACGGCTCGCTTGAGTCCCCGGATGCGGGCAGCGTAAAATTTCTACGGCTCTCGACAAACATTTTGACCTGATTCCGGACGATCACTGCAGAGCGATACAGCTTGGCTGCGTTGGCTTCGGTGCAAGTAAAGTCTTTGCCCTCCCATGTCACACTCTCGCCGTCAACGGTGCTTTCCCAGTCAAGGGTAAGCGCCGCGTAAAACTTGGCCTCTTTTTCAGCTTCGGTCAGCTTTTCAGGTTCAGGCTCAAGCCCGTTTGAAGCGCTGGCAATGGCCCGGTATGCGTCCCGCTGTACTTCATCCCGGAGTTGGCCGTATTTGCGCGAATCCGGTCCGAGTACTTTGATCTTGATCCCGATGGAGTTTCCCTCCATGTCTTTGGGTTCAATCCACCGGCCCGCCTCGGAGCCGGTAGCTGTGTCAAATTTTGATAGATCCATTATGCTGGTGTCCTCGTGATCTGGATGGTTGTGGATGAGGATGAATCAAAATAAGCCTGGAAAGGCATGTTTAGGACGATGTTGTTTTCTCCCACGTCCCTGGTTGAGCCGGTATATTTGAGTTTCGGAATTACAAAGATGTAATCGTTTCCGGCAAGGTCGGTCAGGGTAAAGCCCAGGCTTGATTCTGTTTCGTTGAAAAACTTGTTTGCCAGTGTCGCATTGTCAAAAAATGCCGATATGGTGCCGGTAAGGTTTGCCCTGCCGGTTACGATCCGGTCCGGGTTTTTTGCCATGACACGGTGCAGCGGCCCGCCGACATTGTCAAGGTTCAAGTTTAGTGCAGTAACAATTGCTATCGTTAACCCGCCCTCGGTAATCGCTCCAGTGAACGAATCGAACGGTGCAGTCGTGGTCAGCGCTGTATGTGCAGCTGCCTGGATCGGCGTGCCACTCAATGCAGTTACCTCAAGCCCGCTGAATCTGAAGTTACCGGTCACCATTGCATTGGGTGCAATTTTAAGATCCATCCCCGTACACAGCGCGCCTTTTATGGCCTGATACTGCGGGGTACCCATGTCAAGAAAGCCTTCCTCGAAGCTGTGATACTTTTTGGTCGTCCCCTGTTTAAGTACATTGGTAGTCCATGCGCCTTGAAATGCCGATTCTAAAAATGAATCATACGTACCGTAAGACATCTCAAAAGGTATGTTGATCTGCGGATTTGCGTTGCCATGACGGATGATTCCCATGCCACGGTCGGAGCGGAATTCGTTTGATGCAAGCGTTTGTTTTGCGTCGGTTACAACGCTATCTCCGGTCTGCCTGAGCATTGACCATCCGGTAACAGGGCTGGTACCTGGTGTTACCTCTGCGACGTAAGACAGTCGCCGCCTTGATCCCTCTGCCATAATGTCCCCCTTTACGTCATCACGACGTTAAGAAAATGTCCGACTGTCTCACGACGTTGGACGCTGTTTCAATTCGCTACATCGGCGCGGTACTCAATAAGTACCGGCACCATAAACCAATCCTCGCTAGGTATCGCCGAGCCACGATAGGCCCGCTCGATCCTCACGCTCACACCACTGTATGTTAGCACAGTTCCCCGCTTGTAACAAGTTGCGATTCGCTCGGCTTCATTTCCCGGCAATACATCTCCGTTGTCTTTGGGCTCGCATACGTCGATTTGCATAAGGCCATAATGCCGGTTCTGTGCGTCAACTCCTACCGCCGCAGCCTGGGCCATTCCGGGCAGGAAGGTTGCACGATACCAGCGGGTACCGGCTACCGGGGTAAATGATTTATTCTCCCATGCAATGATACTTGACGATATCGCCGCGCCTGGTGAAACGGCAATCAGCCTGGATATCAGGGCGGCTCGTATTTCCGTAGTTCCGCTCATGTTGCCTCCTCGCTTACGATCCCGCCGAACTCGGCTACAGTGATACCTACCATCCCCTGCGGTGCCTGCAACGATCCTTTGTTTCCGACACGGCCACGCTCAAGCACCTCAATGTACGGCAGGTTGTTTGTCAAAAAGATTGATTGGCCTTTGGACGGGTCCCATAGCGCTGTTTGACGTGAAGCCCTTGATACTGGAGCTTGACCTGTCGGTGCTGGATAATTAGTAGTTTCACTCGATGGCATCCCGACCGACGCAAACCAGTTATTTCGTGCCCTTCCTCCTACATATCCTTTTGGCTTGTAAGGGACTTTCCATAAGGCCGGGTTTCCAACAGGTGTTCTAAATATTACACGCCTAAATACTTCAATCGATACTTTGCGGCATACCTGATTTGTTTTCTCCACCGTGTCAGTTGCGTACTTGCCAAGGTCGATGCTCCATCCGCTCATATACGCGCCTGCACTTCATAGATGACGTTTGTCTCTCCGTGGTTTAATGGCATGACGGTAATGATTTCCAGCTTGACGGTTGACACTTCGATCTTGTGGCCGGTTGCCATCTGGGCTAGTGCGCTGCCGTCGGTTTTCAGGCCAGCCACGATGAAGCGGCGGTCATTGGCCTTGACCATGGTTCCATCCCGCTCGGCCTGGCTGTACATGATCTCTACGGCTTTTGCGCTGTACTCGATGTCTGCCCCTGGCGTATCAAGCCCGGTTACTGGATCATAGGCAGTGCCACCGGGTAGAATGATCTTGACGGTCTTTCCACTCTTGGCAATGGTCGCCGCTGTTCGCTTGCGGATGCCTTCATAATCCATTATCCCCTCCTGAATACAACGGCACCGCCTACCCGGACAATGCTCGATAGCGCGTTCTTAATCGTGTTGTAGACGGTTGTAGACGGTGCGCTTTCGGAGTACTGCGTTTCGATAGGGCCTACCTTTTCCCGGATTATCGCCCCGCCTCGGTCAAGGGATGGAGACAAAGCGCCGGGAGTGGCAAGCTCGATCAGGGCGGCTTCGAGGGTTGCATTGATTACGGCAACGGGCAGACCGGCCAGCGGGTAACCGTCAAGATCCCATGCACTTGATCGAGGCCACGCAAGCGACTGGTCCTGTGTCGACTTGAGTCCTGGCCATCGGGAATTGTACATGCCGTCGATAGCCTGGGTTCCCCGTACAAGCGCCGCTTCCTTGACTGCATCAGTGCCGGTCCACGCGGTCACGCCACGCAATAGGAAATAAGCGTCTGCGGTTGTAAGAGCTGCGTAACTGTTCGCTTCGGCCTTGCCGGTTCCGTCCTCGACTATTAATGCCACAGTTATACCTCGATTACAGTACGCTCGTATATCTGCATGGTTGCAGACATAAGGATGTTGTCAGCCTTGGCAGTGAAGCGCAGAAGGTATTTGGTGTTAGGAAAAAGGTTGATTTCCACGTCTCCGCGAGTAGATGCCACAACACGACCTACTCCAGTAGTTGAACCGAATATCTGCTTTTTGGGCTCGGTCTGTGTGCCGGTTGCTGTTACAGTAGGGTTGAGAAGGAACGTGGTACCAATTGTGATTGCTGACGCCTTGCGCTTGTTGTACGGCGTGATTGCTGTGCCGGTTGCGTCAGTTACAGTTGGCCCCTGGTACATGAGCACTTCAACGCGCCCGCCCGCAGCCGATGCTTCCCAGAAAAAGTGCCCTTCTTTATCTCCAGTTTCGATAACGATATCGACATTGGTATCGGTGTCAAATGTGGCGTTTACTGATTCGGCGGTTGCTTCGAATACACAGCCCATGTGGACAAGGCCGTGCAGAATATCGGCTACAGTCGCAAACCCTCCACGCTTGTCTTTGGGGACATCCGGCCCAAGATCGAACCAGCTCATGCTTCACCGCCTTTCGGCTTGCGCCAGTGTTTGGGCTTGTCGGCTTCAACCTCGACCGGCGCATCATACAAGACATGCCGGCCAGGGTCAAAATCCGATTCGTTTATGATGGCGTAGCCCATGGCGTTGGCTTTTACGATTCGGATGGTTTTAATCATAGACGGTGGCCTATGAATACCACGATTCCACGATCGGCCGCGCCGTTTGCGTCTACGCCTACAGTGTCACCGGCTGCAAGCACCAGCTTGGTGTCATCCACCCCTGCGGCCATGCGTGCCAGCGCGCCATCGGTTGCACAGGCTATCTCGGTACAGATAGCATCGGTTCCCTTTTTGGGGATTACCGTACCGCCTCCACTGGTTGCCGTTGCGATTACATGGATATCATCGATCTGCATAGCAAACGGCGCTGTGAACGCGGTCGGGTTTCCGGTTGCGTCGGCGGTTATCGCATAGGCGAATATCACCGGGGCATAGGCCACGCAATCGCCAAGTCTTACCCTCTGCGCGTCGGGGCTCGTGTTGTTCAGGATACCCCTAGTTGTTTCGCTCATCTTTCCCTCCTAGGAATTGGCGGGGCATTACACCCCGCCGTCTGCTTAACCAAGCAAGATCGCTACATGCTCGGGCTGAACGACCTTGAAACCCCATGAAAGCAGGATCTGCCAGGTGCGCTGGCCGTACTGGTCGATCTCCAGGAAAAGGTAAGACAGGCCTTTGCCGTCCGATATCATCATCGGGCGGATGGTTGCGTTGGAGGGAACCAGAGGCGGGCGCATTACGCCGACAACCGCGCTCCGCTCGAAGGCAAAGTTGGGGGTATAGTCGTTGCCTATGGTGCCCTCTACGGTATTGGCCAGACTCGCGCGGAGTCCAGGCTTGTTCAGGACGATATTGCCTGCAGCGGCCCCGGAGGCGGTAGCTGAAAGTACAATGTACTTGTTGGTATCGCCTGCCCATGTAACCACGTCGCCGTTAAGAATGGTCCCTGAGTCAGATCCGTCGACTACGATGGTCTTGTCTCCAATCGCGTAGTTAAGGGCATTGTTGACATCGAACCCGGTAGCGGTTCCCTTGGTGTGCAGTTCGATCCCGGCAGAGGTCTTGATCTGAAAGCCCATCTGACGACCTATGATGCCGGACCGCCGCTCTGCGTCATTGCCAGCGGCATATGCCTGCTGGATGATGCCGAGATTCAGCAGGTTAGCCTCTGAATCTGTATTGCCGATAAACTGCAAGTCTGCCATGGGAGCGCCGTTGTCACGCAGGATCTTGCGTACAGCTACCAGGTCGGAAAGGCTGGTTGAGAATGGGGTTGTACCGGCGGTGCCAACTGCGCGGGAAGCGCCATACTTGACGGCAAGGGCAAGGTCGGCCTCGGCCTCATTGCGCAATACGCGCATAGCCTGGGCTGCCCACTGCCTGACCCATTCCTGGTAATTTCCGCCGTTTTCGAGGGAACGGATCTGCTCGCCGGTAAGGATCATGGATGATTCGCGCTGCTTGGTAATCTGGACAGATACTTCCTCAGCGGTTCCGGCGCCAGTGCCAGCAGGGGCAACATTGGCCGGGGTGAAGTTGCCAGCGGCCTGAGCCGGGACAACAGGAACTTTGACGGTATCGTTAAGGGCGACACCCTTATTGTCAAAGTCCATGAAAACAGAACCTGTAAGCGCGTGCGCTTCGGCGCTTACTTCCTGGGCTGCGCTAAACAGAGTCGGCGCAATAGCGGTCAATACAGTAGCCATACGGCCCCCTTTTTAAGCCAGGCCGTATGGTCAAGGGATCAGACTATCTGTCCCCCGGACTTCATAAAGTCGGCCTGTTCTTGTGGCTTCATCGCGTTGTACGCGTCGATAGCCATTTGCCTGGTTGTTCCTCCATCCCTTCCGGGTGAAGCTCCTGCACCTGAATTACCATCGGGTATCAAAGCTTTCGCCTCGTCCCGTCCGATCCATTCTTTGGTTACAAAGTCAGACAGGGATAGTTCTACTTCCTTGCCTTCCTTCACGACCTTGGCAACCGCCCTTCGGATGTCGCCCTCGGTCTTGATGTTCAGAATACCCTCAGACTCGATCAAGAGACGGGCAGCCTTGAGCCGCTCCTTAGGAACCCCGGCTTTAACAAGCTCTTCTGTCAGTCCATTTTCAATCAGCAGCTTTGACGTTGCCTTTTGCTCGGACTGTGCCAGCGTCAACGCTTCGTCACGCTCGGCGGCCAGCTTCTTGGCTGTCTTCTCAGAGTCTTTCGTCACCCTTGCAAGCTGATCGGTCAAGTCCTCGATCTTGATTTCGAGAGCCGCTACATCCTCAGGGCTTTTCCCTTCGGCTCGTTGCTCCAGCTTCTTGATCTGCTTGTAATCCCTTGCCGCTATCGGCTCCATGTCGGATATCAGGTCATCCAGCGTTTCCTTGCTGGCCTGTTCACCCTTTGCCCACTCAGCCTTGAAAGCTGCAATCAACTCCTTGAGATTCATAAAGACTCCTTCATGGATACGCCATGTCGTGCTTGCGGTTTATAGACCCGCAGTCTGCTTTCGCGGATAGTGCCGCGCCACGCTTGAGGGTTTCCCCTCATTCACAAGAATATAGCACGTAATCAAATGTTGTCAAGCGTACGCAACCCATCCAAGGTTACCAGCCTGCCACGGTCGATAAAGCCGTCCAGAGCCTTGCCGGAGCGGAACATATTCGCGCGGGTCGGGCCTAGTACGTCATCCTGCATCTCTTTTGATTGGCTCTTGAGCCACTTTGCATATGACAGCTTTTCGGGTACTTGTCCATCCATGCTCGCGCGGGTGCCGTCGGGTATTTCGTCTATGTCAAGGCCAAGCTCTCGGAAGGATTTCAAAACGACAATATAAAGACACCTGTCATTAGGGTGGATTGGAATTGACGGCCTTGATTCACCAACCGCCCATACCTGCCCATCGTAGGACCCGCAGACTGGACAAGTAGACGCGTCCAAAGTCGCAACCCACTGATAACCCTTGATTATATCTTCATTGGCCTGGTAAACGGCTTCCCGCGCTTGATTGTTGACATGGGCTACTGCGGTACGGACTAAGGCCTGTGCACCTTTGGTGGTAGCCTGGATCGCGCCACCCTCGTACACACCTGGGCTTGTCTTTGTGGCTCTCTTGATTACCCGGCCCCGGACCCGGCGTACAAGGTCATCAACGGTATCTCCTTCGGACACCCCTAGCCGGATTGCATGGATGAAACGGTCAACCGAGTTGGCTTCCCATTTTTTTGTTAGCTCGGAAAGTGTAGCGCCTTGCGTGGCCGGGTTCAGCCGGATAGCGGCCCATAGTTGCTCGGGTGCGGGTGCGGTGGTCTCGAATCGAACAGGGATGGAGCCGGTAAAATCTTTATATGCCCGCTCAGCTTCGTACTCGGCAAGTAGTTTTAGATCGTCAAACAGCTTGGCCTCAACGCTGCCCGTCGCTTCTTTCAGGATGCGCCGCGTGTCAATCAATATCTCATTAAGCCGTTGCCGGGTCCATGCGCCGTTAGTCTTTTCAATCCGTGCCAGTACATCCGAGTATGCCGCCTCCAGGGTCTTGATAAGCTCTAGGGCTTCCTGCTTTGTGTATCGCTCAAGGTAAACCCCGTGGCGTATGGCAAGATCCCGGATGCGCTCGGATGCTGTCATTCAAGCGTTCCAGTATCGCGCTCAGCACTCAAGGCCAAGTCGTTTATCACATCCTCATCCGTCCGGTCGGCTTCGATCAGGCCTACCTTGCGGAGCCTGCGGATAAAATCAAGTATCGGGATGGTCCCCTGGATCACGCCTTGCATCAAGGCGGTTACTTCCTGCGGGTCTATGCCTTCGGTTGAGTATTCTGTGTTTAGCTTGACGATAGCTTCCTGGCTGATCCCTGCCCATTGGCCTGCAAAGGTGAGGGCCTGGCTTAATAGCCGGGAAACGCTTTGAGCCATGTCTGCAAGTGTTGCGGTCTGGACGGATATTTTCATTTTCACGGTTCCAACCGCTTCGGCCTGGCCCCGGTCGGCCAGCATGTCGATGCTATGGCGGGCCATCATGGCGTATTTCTGATCCAGGGCTCGTTCAAGGGGTTCGGTGCCCTGCCCGGTGTATTCGAGGAATCCGCATTTTGAATCCGTGTTTACCGCGTGAATCCCATTCAGGCCACCTAAGACAATTTGCCTTGCCTCTTCCTTGTTAAACCCAAAAAAGTATGGCGTCGGCACTGAACAAGCAAACCGGGCATGCTCTAGATCGGCGCTGGACTGGTAATGGCTCTTTGCAATGTTGACAATATCCAGCAAAGGCGGCTCGACCGTCTCGACCGATCCTGACTGCGGTCCAAAGAAATAGAATGGTATTGCTTTGATCGATGCGCCATTCAGGACCGGATACACAATGCCGGATTGGGCATACTCCCCGGTCGGCTTGCCGTCGCGGTCGCGCTGCCTTGTCCACATAGTCACGCCATAGCCTGCGCTGTCCATGGTCAACTCCCGGAAGGTATCGTTGCCCTCATCGAGTACCACGCGGGTTACCATCCATCGATTGTTAACCCGCTCCATTTTCCAGTTGATTATCGTTTCGGCTTTGTACAGGGCAAAGTATGGTCTTACCCCGGCGGCCTGTGTCTCGGCTCTTGATACCCCTGGCGCTGAAGGTGGACGGTCAACAAGTACCCCGACACGGCCAACACTCATGACCTCGGATATAACCGATTCGCAGAACTCATCAAGTGGCGTTTCCATCAAGTCGGCGTCATTGTCAAAGTAGTTTATCCCGGCTGGTATTTCGATGATTGGATCTTTGGAGAATATCAGTCCGATCAGGCTATTTTTAATTCGCTTTACAGTGTTGTCGTACAGGGCCCGCCGGATATACGTCTTGAACTCAGTCAACGATTGCCGTTCTGACAGCCGCTCTATGTAAGACCCCTCGACCCCGGCCATCCTGGTATCGTGGTCGATAAGTGCATCGGTGCCAGCCAGAAAATCCCGGCAACGCTCCCATTGCTGGATTCGCTTCCAGTACTCAGGGTGTTTATTTTCGATGGTCTTTTTTGTGGTGGTGGTTTGTGTCGGTATGGAGATTGGCATACGTGCCCCCTTTAGATTGCGCCCAGCTTGATCGACCCGGCCCCGGACCGCATGGGCAGTTCCCATAGCAACAAGTATGCAGCCGCGTCCGTGATATGGTCAAGGCCAAGGCTCTTGTCTATCTCGCTCGTGCCCTCTTTGAAGGTCAAGCCGTCCCACCCTTTGCATAGATTCGGGCACTTGGCCGGGTTGACGTAGACTTTGCGGACCCCGGTTGACGTACATAGAGCGCTGTTGACCGTGTTTATCTTATCAGCTATGGGGTATGGGTGTGAAGGGGCTACAACCTGGAAGCCTGCATCCCGCAGGATGGTGAAGTCAGTCTGCCCGACAGGTGCGCTTGTCTTTCGTGCATTGCCGGTCGGGTCCGGGTAAATCACAATCTTTCTATCCGGGAATCTGCGCTTGATCGCATGTGACATTTCGACGGTGTTACCGTTCTGAATTAGTAACTCATCAAAAAAATGCACCTGATCGGCTGCCCTGAATGCGAACGCTGCCGACATTGGATTGACGTTAAAATCCATCCCCACAAGTACCGGGCAGTTTCCAGGGTCAATGGCTGGTATCGTGTTTTTCTCCCGGTCGTAGGCATAGTAGACGCGGCCGGACAGAGATTCAAAGCTGGCTTCGTACTCTTGCCGGAAGGTGCGCTCGTCCAGTTCGGCGCGGGCGGCTTCCACCTCTGAGGCTGGAACATTGCCGCCTTCAAGCGTGGTAAACTGGAAGGCTGACCAATCCGGCTTGGCCTTGGCCGATACGTATAAATCATAGAACCAGTTATATCCAGCCGGGGTTGAAATGAACAAGGCGCGGCCCATCCGGTCTGACAGGCTTGGCCGTATCGCCTCTGTCCAGGTTTCGCGTGACTGGAAAGCCGCCTCATCGAGTACCACAAAGTCAAGCCCGACGCCGCGCAAGCTGTCCGGGTTATCCGATCCTCTCAGGGCTATGGTGGACCCGTTGATGAAGTCCAGCCGCAGGTCGGTTTCGTTTTTCTTGGCTATGTAGGCTTTAGGTATCAACTCTTTCAGCTTTGACCAGCATATTTGTTGAGCCTGGCGGTAGGTCGGGGCAATCAGCCAGTTTATGGACCCTGGGTTGTTGACCGCCGATGTAAGCAGTTCGATGGATGCAAGGTAGGTTTTGCCGAATCGCCTGCCTGCATTGATTGCCCTGAATCTTTGCTTGCTTTTGTATACCGCCAGTTGCGAACCCGACAGGTCATACTCAATCATCGCGCTTGCCTATCATTATGTGCGGAATCTCTGCGGCTATGATCTTGTTGGTGACAGTCGGGCTGCCATCAATCCGGTCAATCAGGTATTTCAATGCAGGAACATCTCCTGCAATGGCAAGCTCGAGTAGTTTCCTTGCGGCGGCTTCCTTGCCGGTAATCTTGATATCCCGGTAGGTGACGCTTTCCTCTTGCAGAATGAGGTTAAGGGCGTCGGTGAATGTCTCGCCCTTCTTTGGCCGGCCATTGCGGTTTATGTTGGTGTCACCTTTCTTGAATGGCATTGGATGCTCCTTCACTAAGCGCCGGGGTCGGAATTGAACCGCCTTCTTTCTCCTGGAGTGGAGAACGTGTTACCGTTTCACTTCCGGCGCAAGGTTTCTTTGGGTACGGTTTTCTTAATGGTTCTATCTGTTTTCTTATGGATTCATCAAGGGGCATGAGGTATTTGTACTTAGGCTTACCATCTGCCCATTCAACATCAAGGCCAGTTGCTTTAAGTCTTTCAATGCTATTATAGCCATACTGGGAATAAATTGTTTTTCTGTGTGTCTTTTTGCCGTTTACAATAAGTGCATCCATCTTTGATTCACCAGTATACACCCAGCTTCCTGCTTGGTAAATACTACCTATATGGCCTTGGTCATTATCTGCATAGCTTACAACTAACTTTATTCCAGCTGATTGTTTTTTTAGCATTTTTAAAGATATGGCAATTATCCTTGAAACACTTGATTTATGTTTATTAAGTGCAACCCTAACAAGCTCTATGCACTCATATTGAGTTAGTTTATATGGCTTACCTATGTTGTTATTTGCGCCATGTGAAAATAACACAGCGCCTATGTATTGATTATCCTCCCATACCCCAATTTTGACAATCTTTCCGACAGGCATACACCTTGAATAATGCCAATGCTCACAAGCGAACTTTGCCGCTTCGTGTGAACACCAGTCAAGTTTAAGGTCTACTTTGTCAGAACTCACAGCCACACTCCGGACATACGTGTTTCTGCTTTTCGTCAAGTCTGCCCTGTTCTTCTATCCCCACAGGCTTGAAGTCTGGCCCGACTATGGCAAGATTGTACCCTGCAGGAAGCGCTAACTCATCCCACTGAACATCAATCCCATCGGTAAACTCCAGCACACTGTCAATGGTCATCTGTCCATACTGGCTATTGAGGCGCAATAGCTTCTGTTTTGCATCGGCTTCATCCTTGGCGTTTATATATGCCACAGGGAATAATGGCAAGCTATAGCCCGCTTTCCGCATTTCACAAAGGGCCTGGATGCGGCCATGCCCATCAAGGCAGCGGTTATGCCCGTCGCTGTTCCATACGAAAAATGGGAAGGAAAAACCATACTTCTCTATGCTCGTTATAATTGAATCGATCTCTTTTTTCCCACGCTTTTTTAGATTGCCCTGAAAATCCTCGATTGCATCGAGTGGCAAGAGGTCGGCTCCTTGGCATTGTATTTGTATAGTTTTACTATCTTGCAACTTTACAACCTCTCTTATACTTTGACGGTCTGCCTGCTGGCATAATCTCTCCTAAGCCCCCGGAAGGAATCGAACCCTCGACATACTGATTACAGGTCAGTAGCTCTGCCTTCTGAGCTACAGGGGCAAGATTGAAAGCGGCGGGAGTCGAACCCGGCGAACAGGGGGTTCAAATACCTATCATTCCAGCCGCCTTACCCTTACGGCCTCGCTTCCACCGACTCTTTTTAACGTGTCCAAGCCGTCACGCTCGATCAAACTTAACTCTACCGCACGCGCGGCCTGTTGTCAAGGTTGGGCCTTTCTATGGTCTTGATTGCCTGCCATGCGGTTTTACAAACAGAATCTGCTCATACCTGCGCTTGTACAGCTCATTCATGTCTATGCCAAGTTCTTTAGCCTCAAGATAGCCTGGCCAGAATCCGGTCCACCGAGCAAAGGCTTTGTCGTGGCCACGGCAAGCACAGATAAACCACTGGTCTCCGCAGACTGAGCATCTTTCAACGTCGCACCCTTCACGGTGGGGTTGGCCTGGTATTGCTCCGCAATCTGGGCATGTTTCAAGGTTTTTCATTTTATCGCTCCTATGGTTTGGTTTAGCCTGATTGAAATATCGCGGAAGTATTTCAACAACTCATTGGCTGCCTGGTGCTGAACAGTTACCGATTCACCTTGTATGAATACTTCCCAGTTTTCAACCATCATCTTGACAATCGCGCTTGCATCATTAAGGGTGGTGTATTCTTCATGCACCTCCGGCTTTTCAACTCGCGGCGGTGTCTCTATTGGCTTTCTCGGTGGCGCTTGGTTGGCTGTCCCTGGCTTTGGTGGCTCCGGGTTCGTCCAGGCTGTCCGTCCGATATTCTCGGTGTTCATCGTCGACGTGGTGCCGTGCTTTGTGGTGTAGGTTTTCTCACTGGAAGTTCTTCCAGTGACATCTGGCCGAAGTGATGCCACAAGGGGATGACCGACATTGCACTTTCGCGCTATCTCCCGATCACTCCACTTTCCCCACTCAGGATCTTCCAGCAACCGCAGGACAGCCCTGCGCTTGTCCTCGTTCGTCCTACGTAGCCCATGGGCAGAATTGACGCCGACACTGAACAGGACCGCTTCCCGTTGCGTGCCCTGCTTTATATCCGCGTCAATCTCAATGATATTGGCCATCCTGGCAGCGCCGACACGATGGAAGCCATCAGCAAGCCAGTATTCCTTCCCGTCATTGAATACGGTAATGGGTGGAAATACTGTACCTTCCTCCATGGCGTGCATGTACTCGGCTATGGTTTCGGCGCTTAGCTGCGCCCTAGGTTGCGTCCCGCCATCAAGGCGGATTTTGTCGGTACGGATTTTCATAACCCGGCTAACCTGTTTTGCCCTTTCAGGCTATCTTCGATAATGCCAAGGTATACGTCGATCTTGTTTTGCAAGTCGGCATAAAAGCCATTATCCCTGGCCCAGTCTGGCAGGCTTTGCTTGTTTGCAAGGTTTATTTTCCCTCCCAAGTCTGACCCAAAAAGATCCCTAACCATATTCCACACAGTTCTTACGTCTACTGGATTATTAAATACAAAGTGGTTGATTTTTTTATGCAAGGAATCACTTTCAATCTGAAGGACTGTTTTTTGTTTTTGTGGCTCATTGCCTGATTCAATCACGCGCTCCAGTTTTTCCAGTCGCTTTTGAAATGATGCCATTATAGCGGGCGAGGCCTGGTTTGCCCTGGCTATTGCCTTGGCTTTTACTATTACGGGTAATGTTTCCTGATATGGCTTCGGGGCTTTTTCGCCTCGCCTGTCTAGCCATTCTAGAATAGATGGGCGGTCTTTTCTGCCATACCAATCGGCAAGATAGGCAAGCAATACTCTTGATTGTTCGGGACTGACTTTTTTAGTTGATCCATAATGCCCTTGGTTTTGCTCCATCTCGTGCAGCACGCCATAGACATAATCAGACTGGATTGTGCGCCCTAGCAATGCGCTTGCGTTGGCAGCTAAGGCAATTACAGTAATTCCCTTGTTCATAAATTGCTCCTACAAAAAAAGCGCATTATGAATCCGCCTGGCATGGCTTCGGGCTGGTAAGGGCAGCCCTGGATTCATAACGCGCTCTTGCAAGATTACGCCCCTTACAGGCCGCTGTCAAGCCAAGATGCCGCCCGCCTGACAAAATCTATATTATCACGGCTTTGATCGGCTGTCAATCATAACCCTTTGTGACCTCATAAAACTTGATATATTCCCGGTGGAATACGACCGGTACAGCACCTTTCGCACCGTCCCTGTTTTTTTTGACAAGCAACAGGCTCGACCGGCTTTCGTCCTCATCCTCGTCTTTCTTCGGCCTCGGGTGGTAGATAAATATGATCTCGTCCGCGTCCTGTTCGATCTGCTTTGAATAGTCTAAGTCGGCCATTTCAGGCTCCCTGCCTTCTGCATCGCGCTTAAGCTGGCTTAGTCCGACTATCGGTATCTTGAGCTCACGCGCAAGCTGTTTTAGGCTTCTTGAGACAGCGGCCACCTGTTCATGGATCGCAAGCCGCGAATCCTCCCAGCGGATGATCTGGATATAGTCCACGAATATCACCTTGACTTTGTGAACAATCACCATCTGGCGGGCTACGCTTTTCATCTCGCTGAACCGGATATTTGGCGCGTCGTACAGGTAGAGCGGCGCGTGGACGGTCCTGGCTCCGACATCTCCCAGGCTAGTAAAGTCGGCCTTTGTCAGTAGCCCGGTCATCATAGCATTACCTGAAATATGGCCCTCACTGGCTATTACCCTGGTTACTATCTCCGTATTCGATGATTCGGCGCTGATTATGCCGGTCGGGGTATTTTGCGTGATTGCGATATTGCAGGCCATATTCAGGGCCAGGGCGCTCTTGCCGTCGCTCGGGCGGGCTCCGATCACGATATACCGATCATCCTGGAAGCCGCCGGTTATATGGTCCAGGCCTGGTATTCCGGTTGCCAGCCCAGGCAGCTTGCCTTTCAGGTAGTACCGCTGTTCAATAACCTTCCCGACTCCCGGCAGCACTTCCCCGATGCTCTGGATCTTCCGGGTCTGCCCGTTGGTGCCAAGCTCTAAAAGCTCATTCTCTGCCATCTCGATTACGGCAGTTGAATCATCCGTGACAGCCAACTCTGCCAGCTTGCGCCCAAGGGCTTGCAGCCTGTTCTTGCGGTATGTCTCGATCAGCTTTGATTCATAGTACTGCCAGTTGGCCGCGCTCGGCACTTTGTCCGATATCGTGACCATGTACAGCTTGTCAATCTCAGGGTCAACATCCGACACGGATATGTAGTCAATCTTAATACCCTGATCAGCGCACCGCTGCATTGCCCGAAATATGCGGCGATTCTTGCCGGTTATGAAGTGCTGCTCAGATATTGACGATTTGAAAACAAGATCCGGTGAAAGAAAAATGCAAGCTAAGAAAATGGCTTCATCGTCGTTCATCATGATTGCTTCTCGTAGGATCGCATGATCATAGCCCGCTCCTCTGGTGTCATTTGCTTTGGCCCATACAACCTTAGAAACTCAGACTGTTCCGGCTCTCTCTTCGGGTCTGGAATGTCAACGTGCTCGTAATCGTCCAGGTTGTTCAAAAACGTGGCCGGGTGCCGTATGAATTGCTTATCAGTTTTCGCGGCTTGTAGTTGCGCAGTGTATACCTTGAGCCGATCCATGATCAACTCGTGGGTTGATCCTTTTTTTATCTGAGAGGCGTAGGCCTTCTTAGCCTGTCCCTTCCCTTCCTTGCGTGGGTATGCTGTCCAGAATGATTCAAATAACGGGTTGTCCACCTTGCCGCTAGGCATACTATCCTTATCTATACTTACCTTACCTAACCTAGGTGTACAACTTGTTTCCAGTCTGGATACATTATGTATACATTCTGTATACGCTCCATTCTCTTTTTTTATAAGTTTATTGTATTCCTCGACATATAGCGTCGGCTTATACCTGTCTTTTTGTATGTAATTATGTATCTTCCAATGTTTTATAACGATTATGCCGCTATCGAATCCAAGGATATACCGCTTGGCAAGTAGTATTTTTAAGTCATCGTCTCCAGCACCTATAACCCTCATTATCTTTTTTGGGCTGTTTATAAATCCGTCATCATCGGCACGCATGGCTAGATGAAAATACAGATTCTGTGTTGACTGCGGCATGTCTAAAAATATGTCACTGTCAACTATGCTTTTTGCAAACATTCTGCGTTCAGCCATAATTACTCCAATAAAAAAGGCCTTGATGAATCCCCGCTGGCAACGGTTCGGGATGTTATGGCACCCCTGGATTCATCAAAGCCTCTCTGATTATCGGCTCCATAAAGCCGCCTATCAACACGCCGCCAGTTGCGTTGACAGGCTTATTCTACACCTATCTCCGGGTTGCGTCAAGATTAAAAAGGCACTTCGTCTGCAAAGTGATCGTCAAGCGGTGGCTGTGCTGGTTTTGCTTGCTGGCTTGCAGGGGTAGTGCCATAGCCGATATCACCTTTGGCCGGGGCCTGGCTTGACTGCTGGGACTTGCCGCCTAAAAGCATGACTTCCTGGGCGTTGACCTTGACGCGGGTATGCTTAACATTGTCCTTCTCCCATGTGTCCTCGTAGGCTTCCCCTGTTACGGCTACTTGGGTTCCTTTGCTCATGAACTGCGCCAGGCTCTCGCCACGCTTGCCCCATAGGGTGCAGGTCCAGTAGGAAGGCTCCTTGACCCACTCATTGCCCTTTTTGGCACGGCGGTCTGTGGCGACTGTAAAGCTTAAGATAGGGTCGCCGGAATTTGTGTATTTTAGCTCTGAGTCTCGGATCAGTCTGCCTACGATTGTTATTGATACCATGTTACGTCCTTTCGTTGTTTTGTAGACGATTGTTTATTGCATGATCCGGGTCGCTTGGCACGGTCCATCCTAAGCTGATCTTCCCGCATTTGGTACAAGTCAGCTCTTGCCATAGTTTCTGGTCGGACCAATACCAGCGGGTTTCCGTCCATTCGTGGTCGCACGGCATCAGTCTTGCTCTCCGATCATGGTACCGATAATGCCGATGAGGATAAGCAGGAAAAGCATTGCTCCGGTCGTTCCTTCACCTCCCCGGTCAAAGTATCATCCTTGAGTTGCTCGGCCTTGAACTCGGCAACATCGTCCGGTCCAGGCTGATCATAGTCTGCCTTGCAGGTCGGACACATGCTGTCGCTGTCTCCAAAGCACTGAACACAAAAGTATTCACCGCAAATAGTGCAACAGGCAGCATCGCAATCATCTATGACTTCACCGCAGTCTGAACAGGTGCGCTTGGATATTTCTTGCCTGGCCTCGGCTTCTAAACGGCGCCAGGTGTCAACGTTCATCTTTGGCCTGCCCTTCCTCGCTTTTCCGGACGGCCTTCATAAGGGTCATCTTCACCCATGCAGGCCTTGAGATTCCCTCTGCATCGCGCTTGCGGGTGGCGTCCATGCGCTCACCCTCTTCATCGGTCAAGTTTACCTGGATCAACATCCTTTCACTTCCTTTCCAATCAGCCTGTTTTCGGCGTAAATGTCGCCTTGCCTTGTAATCTCACAGGGTATCCCTAGCTGGTCTACCCGGCGCAGGATATCGCGCTCTGTCCATTCCGGTTCTGATTCGGGGTTCCAGACTGGATCGGTGAGGGTGTAAAAACGGGTGCGCTTAAAGTTTTGCATGTTAAATCTCACACGTCACACAAGCAAACTCTGCAATGTGCAGCAGCTTGGCAAGCTGTCCGTACCGAACTCCGTAGCCGGGTCGGCTCCACTTAACTACCAGAGCATCAAAGGCTTCCCGGCTCTCACCTATCCATGACCTTGATTGCGGGTTGTAAGTGTAGCCGATCTTTTTCAGGTCATCTTTGGCTTCATAGGTCTTTCCGGTTATTTCGTACATATCGTCCTCCTGTATCTAATCTAATACCAGTATACACTATTTATAGAATCTTGCAATAGTTTTCTATACTATTTTATGTTTTTTTATAGTTTCTGTGTAGTAGTTTTGGGGTAAACTACTTAAAATCTGCTTGAACCAGGGCCACAATCTCGGCGCACTTGTCCGGCTTGAATCCACAGTTTAGCGCGTCATTGCAGCGGCCCCGATGGGTGCAGGCTTTATTATGCGGGCTGTCGATGACTTGCTTCCCGAATCGCTTTGTATTTGAAACGGTCGACGCTATGCGATGGGCCACTTCGAAACTGTTGATATCCACCGGCAACCCGCAAGCTTGGCAGATCCCACCGTCCCGGCTGTAGATTGATAGGCGCTCTTCGTGCAAGGCTAGTTTCTGGCGGTCGGTCATGATTCGTCATTATTTTTCCCGCAAAACGGGCAGAATGTCCCGCCTATAGGGTGGTCGTGCGGCTTGGTAAAAGATCCGTCTTTTTTCTTGTCTCTGTATTCGCAATACATGGAAACATAAAACGACATCTTTCCTGTTTCGCGATTGATTGAGTAAGACACTTTGACCTTTGCTTCTGGGTCGCCTGATCTCTCGGCCAGCATTGCGTTAAACTCTTCAATACATTTGCACATCTTCAATCCTCCTGTAAAACTATCCCCAGCTCCCCGGCCAGGATATGCGCTTCCTCGATACACCATGAGCATTGCAGGCTGTCCATGTCGGCCTCACTGATCGGCATGGCTAGGCCATCGGCCAAAGAGTAGACGATTGATCCATCCGGGCGCTGCTTGAGTGGCAAACCTCGGCTGATTGCCTTGCGCTTGATGTACAATTTCACATCGGCAAAGTCGTTCCCGGTTTCGTTGGCTATCTGTTGTGCATGGCCGTTGAAATGAGCGTTGGCTGATCGGTAGCCGGTCGACCGTAGCTTGCGGTATTTCTTGATTTCGACCGTGTACAGGCCATCGCCGATTTCCTTGATGAGCCGTGCGTACTCTTGACGATAGATAGGCGGCACCTCGAAAGACACCGCGTCGGCCGTGCCTGTTTTTATCCGGGATACCGCCTTAAGTTTCATTCCATCTTCCTCAGCTTTTCGGTCAGTTCGTCAAGCTCGGCCATAAACCGCTTGATACCATCGGTTACCAGTTGTACCGGCAATTCTGCCCGTGTGAACCGCTTGCACCAGTAGCAGAGATTGTCTGGCAAAGCGGGGTCGAACGATACAAAGTCCCACCATTCGGCCTCAAAGTTGATAAGGTTTCCGGTCATCTGGTAAATGTATGGAGTGTCAATCTTGCCTGTCATCATGGTTTTGAAGTGCTTCTTTGTCTTTGGGCATTTGACCTCAAGCCCGCCGCCGGGAAGGATCAGCCCATCGGGTGAGGCCCAGAATCCGGGGATCGGGCCATCGTCTTTGCCGGGATGCTCTGTCACGATCTGGCCGGTTTTGACTTCGTAGGTGCCACGTGCAAGCGCTTCATTCTCTGTCCCGTCCTCGATCCATGACGGGGCGCGGTGGAATTGCTCGTATGGCTTGCCGGTCAATCGCTCACATACCAGCTCATACAGGTAATCCTCACGCGTGGTTGCCATTGCGGAACCTTTGCCCTCGGCGAGCATGTCGGATATCCGGGAGGCTGAGGGCTTGCCAAGCCGGGCGGCTCTCCATTCGTCGGTTCCCTGGATCATGGCTGCAACCTCTTGATAAGATCATTTTTGACGGCAAGCAGGCGGGATTGACCGGGCTTGTCATTGGTAAGGGATTTGAAATGGCGTATGTAGACATCCATCAGGGCTTTCTGGCTTTGCTGTTCGGCCATCTCCTCAATCATTGGCCTGAGCTTGTCCTCACTGGCTACGTCGGCAACCTGGCCGTCCTCATCCTCGCCCTCGATCACCAGCCCGAAACCAGCCTTAAAGGTATACCGCTGGCCGTAGGTACTCATCATTCCGGCGGTCTGGACAAGGTTGGTTACCGCGTTTCCGGACCGGGAAGTTATCTGTGGAAGCTGTGGGACGTCAAAACTGTTTGAACGCACATGCCCATAGCCGAATATGTCCATGTATACGCGCTTGCCCTCTGATATTGCTTCCTCCCGCCACGAATAAGAAAAGCCGTGCTGATAAATAACCGGGTCGCACCTGCGCTGGAGCTGTTCAAGCGGGGCATAGCTGTACGCCTTCTGGCCTCCGATTGCGACATCCTTTGCCTTTATGATCGTCGGCAGCTTACCGCGCATTCGGCTAAACTCTTCCTCGAACCGGATACGCGCCTGCCGTTCTTCCTCGGACTTAAGCAGGGCGATGTACCGCTCAAGTACTTCGATGTTCCCGGATTCAAGCACTTTCTCAAGCAGGCGCTCTTGCTGGCTTTGCTCGGTCTGGATTGTCACAGCCGTTTCCGGCTTTGAATCAAATAAATCTCCCACTGTTTCCTCCTCAGGATACCATCAAGTCTAGCACTTATTTATATATTGTCAAGTGTTTTTTATGGGTTTGTATTGCCTTTTACTTAAAATCGAACTCTGGTGTCTCAATTTCCATGGCTGCTTCCTTGAGATATTTCAAGCCGTCGTAGTATGAATCCGGGTTCAATTCCACGCCGATACCGCGACGGCCCATCTTGATTGCCATGTATGGCACAGTGAAAAGCCCTGCGAACGGGTCCATAACCAGGTCGCCTTTGTTGGAGTATCTTTCAAT